GAAAGCGCTGGCCACGCCGGACACGGCGTCAACAGCGGCCACGCCGAACAGGGCCGCGCCGAACAGGCAGCCGGTGCCAGCCGGCACCGTGGTGCCAGGGTCGAGGTCGAGGACGTCGCCCTTTTGGTAGAAGTTCAACATGCTGAGAAGCTCCAGGTAATGGGCTGTTGATGGCCAAGCCCCGCAGGGCTCAGCGTGTCAGGGTCAGGCGCCGACGTTCTTGTAAAGGCCGCGGAAGTCGATGGCCTTGGCTGCGAAGTCCTCGCGGCACTTGTAGGTGATGCCGTCGACCTCGAAGCCCACCTCGCTCTCGATGAGCGGGCCTTCAGCGCCGTCCAGGAAGCAGTACTCGACCGTATCGACCGCGCCGTTGCTGGCAGCCAGATACCAGGCGGTGGTGCTGTTCGCGTCCAGCAGCGCCTCGACCACCGGCTCCAGGGCGGTGCGGCCACCGGCGCGGAACTCGTTGATGGCGCCGGCCGTGGCGGGCACGTAGTTCGAGCTCGTGTACTGATAGGCCAGCTGCTCCTGCGCGGCAGGGACGATCAGGTACGCGGGCGTGAGGTTCAGCTCCTCGCTCTGCAGGCCCTTCTGCAGACGCATCATGGTTCGGCCAACCCCCAGCGACGTGACGCTGATGGCCGTGCCGGTGCCGGTCAGGTTGGCGTGGCCGCCGGCAGTGGTGACGGCCGTGGCGTTGAACAGGGCGCCGCCGTCTGACAGGTTGGCGTTGGCGGTCAGGATGGCGTAGACGGTGCGATTCTCCAGGCGCGCAGCGCTGTTGCCGAAGGCGCCGATGAGCCGGTCGAAGCCGCGCAGGTCGTCGTTGATCAGCGCCTGGCGCGTGAAGCTCACCATGCGGCCATAGGTCAGCATGGAGTAGGTCTCCTTGCCGTCCGTCATGGCGCCGTACTTGAACTCGCCGTGCTCGTTGGTCTTCAGCAGATCCGGGGCGCCGGCGAGGTTGACCACCGTCATGGTCTTGAAGTCGGGCGCATTCGGCGCACGGCGAGCCCAGCGCGCATAGCTGGGCATGTTCTCTTCATAGCCGCGGCGCAGGCGCTTGTTGGCGACGTTGGCCAGCAGGTTGGCGAAGTCGCTGGTGGCCATGCTGCCACCGGAACGGTAATGCAGGATCTGGGTGGCCAGCTCCATGCGGCTCATGTGGTCGGTGTTGACACCGGCCAGCTCGAGGTGTCGGCGGCCCATCTCCATCAGCGACATGGCGCGGAAGCGGCGGCCGTTGTCGGTGAGCTTGGCACCGGCGTCCACGCGGTGCAGGATGCTCTCGCCGATGCCGGCCAGGCGCGTCTGCGTCTCGTCGGTGATGGTCTGGATGCCGCGCACGTTCTGGTGGCCACCGGTGGCAGCGTCCTTGCGGGCGATGGTTTCGAGCACCTGGTCCTTGGCCTGCTCGGTGGTCTTGCCCTCGCGGATCAGGCTGACCGCCAGCTCGGGCACACCGTGCCGAGCGCACAGCTCGGTGATGTCGGCCGCGCGCTGGGTGGCGGCAGCAGCAGCAGCTTCGGCCGCAGCGCGTTGGGTGGCTTCAGCCGCGGCGCGGGTGGCAGCTTCCTGCTCGCGTTGGGCCTGGAGTTCTGCTTCGCTCATGGCGGTTTCCTTGTTGGCTTGCGCTTCAGAGCGCACGAATTCGCACGGCATGCCGTGCAACGGTTGGGAACGGGTGTGCTCGACCTCGCCAGCGCGGGGCGCGGCGTTGGGGTCTGCGCCCACAGCGCAGAAGGTCAGCTCCATGGGGGTCCAGCGCACAGCGCGGTACAGCGGAAGGTTCACGCCATCCGTGCGGTCTTGCGCCCGGGTGATCTCGTACTTCTGGACCGAGTAGCCGAACGACATGGCGCGGATGATCCCGGCGCGGATGTCGCCCACCACGCCCTGCTTGGCGGGGTCGGTGCTGAAGGCCATGCGGGCACGGCCTTCGCCGTTGACGATCCAGCCTTCGGTGGCGATGCCGAGGATCGCGCTGACACCGCTGTAGGTGTCGTGAGAGTCGATCACCTGCACGGTGCCGGCCTCGAAGCGGGTCATGTCCACCGCCTCGGGTGTCACGGCCAGCTCTTCCTCATAAACCTGGTCGTTGAACCAGTCGTAGGCGCGGCGCCGGCTGCCGGTGGTCCACACCACCTCCAGGCTGTTGTCCGAGTCGCGCCAGGTGGCCGGCATCAGCTGCGCGGTGCGCGTCTGCACCGGCATGTCGTGCACGGTGTCAGACTGGCCGGGCTTGGGTGCTGTGCGGGTCGGGGTCGTCATGAGGCGCGATGGTTGCCGGGCTGCTGTCTCAAGTCTCGGAAACTTGAGACGATTTCGCGGGGTCGGCCGCGGGGTCATCAGCCGGATCGGCGGCCGGATCGGCGGCCGGGTCAGTCGAACTCGCTGGCGTGAGGGCCGCGCCCGAGCCGCTGCCGCCGCTCCCCTTTTCCTTCTTCAGCAGGATGTCCATCACGCCCAGCTTCTTGAGCTTGGCGAAGTCGCTGGCAATCTCCTCGAAGACGTCATCGGGGTTGTAGCCCCGCTGGCGCAGCTTCTCGCTCAAGCTCGACAGGCCCACACTGATCTCTGCGATGTCCGCATTGGCGTCTTGCTGCGGGTTCACATACGGCCACTTGGGCGTGCTGAATTCGCAGGTGACATCAGCCGTGCGGAACTGCCCGCCAAGGTAGCCGGCCTGCACGAATGCGCGGTGGATGGGCTCCAGCAGCTTGGGCACGAGCACCAGCCACTGCATTTGCTCCACCCCGCGCCGGAAGTCCAGCAGCCGCACGCGGGCGCTGCTGTAGTTGATCTCGCGCATGTCACCGGTCAGCATCTCGTAGGTGACGCCCATGCCGGCCGCGATCAGGTGCAGCTGGTACTTCACGTACTCCACGTACCCTTGTGCCACGGTTGGGGCCACCACTGTCACCGAGCTGCCAGTGGGCAGCCTGGTGATGCCGCCGCTGGGCAGGTCGCCGAGGTCGCCGTTGTTGACGTTGGCGGCCGTGCTGGTGCCGTCAGCATCTGCGGCCGGGTTGGCCATCAACGACGGGTCGCCGCTGTAGAGCACACCCAGGCGGGTTTCGAGGTTCTTGCGGGCCAGCTCGGCGTCCTCGTAGAGCTGCAGGTCGCGCACGCGGGCGATCACCGGCGCAATGCGCGGGAAGCCTCGGCCCATGCCCGGCCGGTCGGGCGCGTACAGGTGAATGATGTACTGGGCCTCGACTCGCTTGCTCTGCGTGCGCATGCCGCGCAGCAGGTTCACGTCGCCGGGGTGGTTCTCCCACAGCCAATAGGCGACAACCTTGCCCAGGTAGTCGTATTCGATGCCGTTGACGATGCGCGCGCCGGCGGTGTCCACCGGGCTGGTGCGGGTGCTGTCCAGCCAGTCGATCTCCAGCAGCTGCAGCTGCAGCGGCACGGGCAGCCCATCAGAGGCCAACCGCGGGCGCAGGCGCACCATGCACTCGCCGTCCTGCTCCATGGCGCGGTAGGCCGCAGCACACATGCCGTAGTAGTCGAGCCGGCCGTCTGCATCGCACACCTTCGACCAGGCGGCGAAGGTCTTGTTGATCTTGTCGGCGCCTTTGCCGGTGGCGCGTGGCGTGATGCCGGTGCCGATGGTGGCCGCCACAAGGGCGTCGAACCCCGCGCGCACATACGGCACGTTCTGCACCAAGGCGCGCGACTTGGCGCGCAGGATGCTGGCATCGGCCAGGTGGTCGGCGTTGGCGGATGCGCCGGCGCGGCGCGGCTTCCATCGGTCGCCCGGGGCCGCCGCCTCGAAAGCGCGCTGCAGGCGCTGACGTGCAAAGTGCCGGGCCAGGCCGGCGTGCGGATTGACCCAGCCGACGATACGGTCGAGCAGGTTGGCCATGCGCTCAGCCGCCCCGCTGGGTGCCGAAGTTGTAGCGGAAGGTGGCCCGCTGAGTGCGGGCGCCGCTCTGCTGTTCGATCTGCTCCGCTGTGTGCTTGCGGGCTTCCTTCAGCTCGGCAATGCTGCGGTAGGTGACGCGCCGCCCCTCCATCTCGACGGTCAACGCACCGGAGGCGATGGCCGTGTCTAGGGCGGCAAGATCGGAAGCTGAGAGGGCCATGGGGCGGCATGGTTGCCGCCCTGCTGTCTCAAGTCTCGGAAACTTGAGACGATTTCGTCGGGGCTCCCGGTTGCTTGATCCACCGATACACCGTGGCCCGCGAGATCTGCAGCCGCCTGGCGATCTCGGTGGCGTTGCGACCGTTGAACATGCGCAGCACCTCCTCGACCAGCTGCTGACGGTCGGTCGGCGAGCGCGTTGGAATGTAGTACTCGGCGCCCCTGAATTCTTCGCGGGTGGTCTTCTTCAGTTCGTCCAGCCGGCCAGCCTCAAGCTCGGGGAACTGCTCCACGATGTACTCGAAGATTCGGTCCACCAGGTCGGGGTCTGCAAACATGGGCGACAGCTGGTGGCCAACAGGAGCGGGGGGCTTGCGCTTTGCCATGGTTCACCATTGGCGCCCGGCCGGGCGTAGTGCGCGCGGGGGCGCTGGAGGGATGGGAGGCCGCACTACTGCGGCTGGGATTTGCAGCACCTCGGGGGCTGCCGCTGGCACGGCAGGCGCCGGCTCTGCGTCTTCGTCGGCAGATTCAGAGTCGGTGGGCAGCGCGTCGAAGAGGTCCCGCTCGGCCACCCTGCCGTGCCACTTCAGCCAGTCGCCCTCTTTCCACCGGTCAATGCCGACGTAGTACGCGGCCGCCAGGGCATAGACCGCGCAGTCGAGCGCCTCGTTGCGCTTGCCGTTGGGCTTCACCCACTCCAGCCTGGCGCGGCCCTTCACGTAGCGGGTGACCAGGCGCTCGGCCGTGAGTTGCTCGAAGACCTCGGGCGGCAGATGACGGCTCAGGTGCACGTACCCAGGGCCGGGCTCGGTGACGCGCAGCCGGCCATAGATCTCGGCCTTGGCAGAGTCGGTGCCGATCGGCCACAGCTTCACGCCACGCTTGACACGGTTGCCCAGCCAGTTGACGTCCATGTCGCTGGGCTTGCCCAGGATGGCCTTGCCCTGGACGCTCGCGCCTTTCACGGCAAAGACGTGCGCGTGCTGGTGCGCCCGAGCGTAGGTGTAGACGGCCTGCGTGTGGTGGCCGCCGGAGTCAATGAAAACTGCCAGGATGGGCGCGGGCTTGCCGCTCACATGCAGGATTGGCGTGCGCCGGTACTCGGTGAGCGCGGCCCATGGCGAGCCGCTCTCGTTTTCAGCCAGCGAGGGGTCGCCGTAGAACACCGCGCGGTCGACCAGCTGCCGCTCTAGGCCTCTGCCCCAGGCCCAGACGGAGGCTTCGAGGCGGTCGCCCTGCGTGTCCACCCCCATGGTGCACACGTATACATTGCGCTGCAGCTGGCGCAGTGGGAACTCGCCGGAGCGGCGCTGCAGCTCGTGGTGCGCCAGGCGGTCGCCCTGCTCTTCCCAGGTCTCGGCCAGGGAGGTGTTGACGAAGGTCTTGAGCTTGGACACGTCGCCAGCGCGGGCGGCGTCTTGGGCCTTGCACCAGTCCTCCACCAGCATGGCCCAGCTCTTCCAGCCCACCGGGCTGTACAGCTTGTTGAGGTGGAAGCCGGCGACCAGGCCGCGTTGCGCGCCTGGCGCCTCGGCGATCCAGCGGCCACCGTGCAGCATGGTGGTCTTGTGCCGCTCCTCGATGGCGGCGCCGCAGCCGCTGCAAATGTACACCGCGGTCTCGGCGCGCGGTTGGCCGCTGGGCGTCTTCAGCCACTTGATGCCGTAGTCGCTGGCATCGCCCCACACCAGCACCTGCTCGGCGCTGCAGTGCGGGCACGGCACCCAGTAGCGGCGCCGGTCGCTGGCCAGGTACTCGCCCTCAATGCGGCTGAAGTCGCGCAGCGTGGGCGTGGAGCACAGCAGCAGCTTCCGGGTGGGGAAGTTGCTCATGCGCTCCCACACCAGCGACAGCGGGTCGCCTTCGCCGTCCACGTCCAGCGGGTAGCCGTCGACCTCATCGCACACCGCAAAGCCCAGCGGCTTGCTGGCCAGGCTGCGGGCGCTGTTGGCGCCGGCGAAGAAGAGCGTGGCACCGCCGCGGATTTCCTTGGTTTGCCAGGTGTTGGTCTCGTCGCGGCTGCGCACGTCGGGCAGCCGCTCAGCCACGTAGGGCATGGCGCGCACGGTCGGCGTGAAGCGCTGGCGGCTGTGGTCCTTGCTGTCCTGCAGCGTCGGCTGCACCATCATCATGTCCACCGGGTCCAGGTGGATGCGCTTGAAGACCGCGTTGTAAAGCACCTCGCTTTTGCCAAGCTGCGTGGCGAACTGCATGATCACCTTCTGCACTGGGTTCTCGGGGTCGGTGCAGTCCATCGGCTCGCGCAGGTACGGCGTGCGCATG